CTGGCATCCAGTGACAAGCTCGTCACTGTCCGCGTTAAGCGGGGGTCAGAACTAACCTTTACCAAAAAACGTGCTATTTTCATGGGTGAGCCGCTTGCAAAAGCGGTTCTAACCATCCTCAACCTCGCTGTAGAGGAGGAGGCCTTTTGTACAACGCAGCAATGCGATGTACTTCCTCACTCCTTACCCACGGCGAGCTGGAGATGCTATCATGTGGCCGGAGACGACCACATTGCGATAGGCCCACGAAAGTATTTAGAACGTATCTCCTTTAATCATAGGAGATATGGTTCTAAAATTTCACCAGAAAAGCACGGCATGTCTAAACTTGCTGTGAAATTCTGTGAGAAAATTTTGTACTTTGAAGGGAAGGACATAAATGTCCCTCTCCACCTAATAGCCCGTGGAGGAGCGGATTATGAACGCTCCATTTGGGTTGATTCGGTTAAAGTACGTTTGTTATCTCCTTATTCTCGTTCTACAGAACAGAATGAAGATAGTAACCCAGCTATTGGAAAGGGCTATGCTCTTGGGCGTAGTCTCCAATATCTGTGTGAAGATTCTTACCCTTACTGGTTTAAGTTTATGGTCCGTGCACGCTTCATAATGCGTATGGGCCAGTACTTACCAGGTGGTAAGAGATTATTACATCTTTGTCTTCCGCCCCTTTTAGGAGGTTTTGACCTTCTTTTAAAAGGAGAGATAAAGATGTTCTGGCCCTTCTTCATGTCCCTTACTAAGGTCATGATACAAAGGGCATCAGACGGAAACCTTTCGGCTGCTGAACTTGCTTCTGCAAAATCGTTGACCGCTGTGAATTCCATCCGTGGATTCCAATTCTCTTCCGTTTTTGAAAGTAAAGTCAAAGAACTTGGACTTCTACAAGCCTGCAAAGTTCTTGACTTGCCCATTCCTAAGGAGGACATCGTTTCAAACGTTGTCCGCACACTTACGAATGAGTTCTTAAATCAGAAGGAAAAGAAACAATTATTAAAGCGTTCTGGTTGGTGGGAGGCGAGAGATCTTACAGATCACGCCCAGCGTGGCTGTATTTTCAACCAAATCCTTTCCGGATCAGCTAAGGTATCTAAGTTTACTAGTGACCCTTGGAAATTACGCTTTAATAAGCTTTATGACTCTATAAACACAGGTGCATTACAGACTGTTTGGGATGAGCCTCCTGACGAAGGGCTAATCACATTATCAGGTAGGTGTGCGTTCGGTTCAGTTCCAATTTTCAATG